GGTCTACGTGGTCCAGCGGCGAAACCGCCGGAGCTGAAACTCCTGGAGGGCAATCGCGGCGGGCGCGCGATCGACCTGACCTCGATGTTTCGGCCCGAGGTGGGTGCGCCGCCGATGCCGCGCGACTTGAGCCGCGAAGGCAAGAAGGCGTGGAAACGCCTGGTGCCCGAGTTGCTGCGCTACAACCTGCTGAGCAAGGTCGACGGCGATTCGCTCGAAGACTTGTGCGAGACGATCGGCTTGATCAAGGTGCTGCGCCGTTCGATCAATGCTAAGCAGACGCTGCTGATCAGCCAGGACAAGGACCCGGCCGAGGCCGTCGAGGCGCACACGCCGAAGGGCATGCGAATCCAGTCGCCGACGTATCAGGCGCTGAATCGCGAGCGCGAAAAGTTGCGCAGTTGGCTCGCCGAGTTCGGACTGACGCCGGCGCAACGCGCCCGCGTCACCACGGCTGTGCGCGTGCAAGGTCAACTCTTCGAAGTTGGCAAGGACTTCGTACCGCGTGGCCTCGGCGAGCATGCCACCGGCTTCGACAACTTCTGACGGTGGCCAGCTACTTCGAGCGCGCCCGGTCCTACGCCGAGCGCGTGACCACCGGCGTGGAAGTCGCCGGCAAGTTTGAGCGCTTGGCGTGCCAGCGTTTCCTGGATGACCTAGACGTGCGCCAGGGCACCGACGATGCATTCCCGTATCGGTTCGACGAAACCGCAGGCGCCCGCGCATGCCGTTTCGTCGACCTGATGCCGCACATCAAGGGTGAGTGGGCAAAGCCGATCTACACCGACGGCCGCTTGCTCTATGCCAAGCTCAACATGGAAGACTGGCAAGTGTTCAAGACGATCAACCTGTTCGGCTGGGTGCACATCGAGACCGGCTTGCGCCGGTTCCGCCGCGCCTACGAAGAGGTGGCGCGCAAGAACGCGAAGAGCACCTGGGCCGCGGCCGTGCTGCTGCTGCTGCTAGCGGCCGACCACGAGGCAGGCGCGCAGGTCTACAGTGCGGCCACCACTGGCGAGCAGGCGCGCGAAGTGTTCGACGTGGCCCGGAACATGGCCGACCGCGAACCCGAGTTCAAGGCGCGCTACGGCGTGACTGTCGGCAAACACGACATCACGATTCCGAGTACCGCCAGCGGTGCGAAGCCACTGAACGCCGAAGGCTCCACGCTCGACGGTCTGAACATCCACGGCGCCGTCGTCGACGAACTGCACGCGCACAAGACGCGCGCGCTATTCGACGTGCTCGACAGCGCCACCGGCGCGCGCAGCCAACCGCTGATCCTGATGATCACCACCGCCGGCAGCGACCGCAGCGGCATCTGCTACGAACAGCGCGGCTACACCATCAAGGTGCTCGAGCGCACGCTCGTCGACGAAAGCTGGTTCGGCATCATCTTCACGCTCGACGACGGCGACCTCTGGCACGACCCAGCGGTGTGGCGCAAGTCGAACCCGAACTACGGCGTCAGCGTCAAGGCCGACGACATGGAGGCGGCCTGCCGCAAGGCGCTGAACACGCCGAGCGCGCAAGGCAACTTCCTGACCAAACGCATGAACGTGTGGGTCAACGCCGACAGCGCCTGGATGGATATGCAGGCCTGGGACCGCTGCGCCGACCGCACCCTCACGCTCGACCAGGTCAAGCACCTGCCCTGCGTGGCTGGTCTCGACCTGGCCAGCAAGGTGGACGTGGCCGCGAAGGTGCGCATCTTCCGCGACGAAGCTGCCGACCGCTACCTGCTGATTCCCACTTTCTGGCTGCCAGAGCGCGCCATCGAGCAGGGCCGCAACAGCCAGTACGACGGCTGGCGCCGCGCGGGCCACCTGCAGGTCACTGATGGCGAGGTGATCGATTTCGACCTGATCGAAGACGAGATCCGAGCCGACGCTGCGACCCTTGATCTCACCGAGTGCGCTTGTGACCCATGGCAGGCGACCCAGCTCATCAGCCACATGCTCGAAGAGGGGGCGCCGATGGTCGAATACCGGCAGACGGTGCAGACGATGAGTGAGCCCATGAAAGCCTTGGAGGCTGCGGTGCTCTCCGGCAAGCTCGTGCACGACGGAAATCCGATGATGACCTGGATGGTCAGCAACGTGGTGTGCCACCGCGACGTCAAGGACAACATCTACCCGCGCAAGGAGCGCGAAGAGAACAAGATCGACGGCGTGGTGGCGGCGATCATGGCGCTCGGGAGGACGATCAACGGCGCCGAGACCGAACCCGAACCAACGATCCTTACGCTGTGAGCACTGGGACATTTAACCTGCAGTCGCGCGCTCACACATCGCGCGTGCTCGAGGCCTGGGTCGGTCAGCGCGCAGGGTCGGCAGAACGTCTTGGCCGTGACATGGCGGTGCAGGCCTCGGGCGAAAACTCCGTGAGCACCGACATGACGGCGCAAGACCTGCTATCGCTGCTCGGCAGTGTCGGCATGTCCGCTGCCGGGCAGCCGGTGACGCCTGAAACTGCCATGCGGGTGAGCGCGGTTTATGGCTGCGTCTCGCTCGTCGCCGGCGCCATCTCGACGCTGCCGCTTGCGATCTACGAACGCGAAGGACAGACTCGCAAGCGCGCGGAGCACGATTACTGGTGGATGTTCAACGAACAGGCCTGCGAGGGCATGACGTCGGCCGCGGCGTGGGAGTACATGATCTCGGCCAAGCTGTTCTACGGAGATGCCATCGCCGAGTGGATTCGGCCCAGCCACTACAGCAGCCGCGTAATTGGCTGGCAGCCATTGCACCCAAGGCGAGTGCAGCCGTTCAAGTCGGCCGAGGGGAATCTGCTGTACCAGGTGCAGCCCTACGTTGGTCCGTCCTACGTACTCGAGCCTGCCGACGTCATGCACCTGCCAAGCCTCGGCTTCGATGGCATCAGCAGCCCCAGCCCGATCACCCACGCTGCGCGCGAGGCGATCGGCAGCGCGCTGGCGAGCGAGGAATTCAGCGCCCGTTTCTTCAGCCAGGGGGCCACGTCTGACATCGCGCTCAAATCTGCCAAGAACATGACAACTGCCCAGGCCGATTTGCTGCGCGCGAGCTTCATGGCCAAGTACGGCGGTGGCAAGAACAGCCGCATCCCGCTGGTTCTGGCGGGCGGCCTCGAGATCGAAGCGCTGTCGATGAACAACGTCGATGCCGCGCTGCTGCCAACGCGACATTTCACGGTCGAAGAGATATGCCGCATCTTCGGCGTGCCGCCGTACATGGTTGGCCACACCGACAAGGCGACCAGCTTCGGCACCGGCATCGAACAGCAGGGCATGGGATTCGTGCGCTACACGTTGCAGCGCCACCTAACGCCGATCGCGCAGGAGTGCAACCGCAAACTGTGGCCGGTACGCTCGCGCTACTTTGTCGAGCACGTCACCCAGGCGCTCGAGCGCGGCGACCTCAAGAGCCGATACGAAGCGCATCGCATTGCGCTCGGCCGGGCCGGCGAGCAGCCGTGGATGGCGGTGGACGAAGTCCGCCGCATCGAGAACCTGCCTCCCGATGCGAACCTCAAGATCAACCCCGGAGCAGCCAATGCGCAACCGACTCCTGCAGCTGCTCAGTGACAACCGTCGCGGCTACGTGCCGATGCAGCAGCGCATCGTCGCCGCCGCTGACGGTGCGAACGAGGCCACCGTTTACCTATACGACGCGATCGTGGCCGATCGCATCACCGCGGAATGGTGGGGCGGCGTGTGCCCGCAGGACTTTGTTCCTGCAATGCGCGCGTTGAACGTGGCCACCATCCACCTGCGTATCAACAGCCCCGGCGGCGATGCATTCGCCGTCGAGGCCATGTGCCAGGCCCTGCGTGATTCAACGGCGCACGTGGTGGCGCACATCGAAGGCTTGGCCGCCAGCTCGGCGACCGTGCTGGCATGTGCCGCTGACGAGGTGGTGATCAGTGCCAACTCGAAGTACATGATTCACCAGAGCTGGTGCATGGCGATGGGAAATGCAGGCGACATGCGCGCCATGGCCAGTCTGCTCGACAAGTGCGACGCCACCATGATTGCCGAGTACGTGCGCCGCACTGGGAACGACACCGCCAAGGTTGCCGAGTGGTGTGATGCGGAGACGTGGTTCACCGGCCAGGAAGCTGTCGACGCCGGCTTTGCCGATCGGCTGAGCGAAGAAGCGGCGAAGCCGTCCGCGCAGGCTCGTGGCGCGTGGAACCTGCGTGCCTACAGCCACGCGCCGCAAGACCTGCCCGAAGACGCTGTCGAAGCTGATCCACGGTTCGATGCGGCTGCCGCCGCCCATCGCGCCGCCGGGGCTGCCGCCATTGTCGAAGCCGAAGCCGAATTTCAAGCCGACCTGACCCGCCGCGCTCACCTGCACCGCCAGGTATCGATGAAGCGCGTGCTGGCCCCCATCGCGTAGCGCCCTCGCGCAACCGAGCCCTGGCCCGCCGCGAGCGGGCTTTCTTACGTCCACTGAAAGGAAGACCCATGAGCAAACTCGCTCAACTGCGCGAGCGCCGCAACGCCAAGTCCATCGAGGCGAACGCGCTCAACGACAAGTACCCCTCCGACCAGCGCATGCCGAAGGAAGAGCTCGAAAAACTCGATGCCGTCCTGGCCGAGATCGAGAGCATCGACAACGACATCAAGCGCTCGACCCGCATCGCCCAACTGGCGGCGCAAGAAAGCGGTCAGGTGCTCGATGACCTGCGCAACCGCCACACCGTCGACCCGAGCAAGCAGGCTGATCCGGAACGCGCTGCCGCATTGCGCGCCTTCCTCGGCGGCGGCATCTCGGCGCTGAACGACAAGCAGCGCACCGAACTCATGCAGCGCATGACGCCGGACATTCGCCAGGCCATGAGCACCACCACGACCACGGAAGGTGGTTTCACCGTCGCCACCGAGTACATGCGCTCGCTCGAGGCCGCGAAGAAAGCCTACGGCGGCATGCTGCAGGTGGCCAACGTGATCCATACCGGTTCCGGTGCGGACATGAACTTCCCAACCGCTGACGCCACTGCGGAAGTCGGTGAAATCGTCGGCCAAAATGCTGCGGCGACCGGTCTCGACACCGCCTTTGGCAACACCTCTTTGAGCGTCTACAAGTACAGCTCGAAGAAGATCGCGCTGCCCTGGGAACTGACGCAGGACTCGTTCCTCGACATCGAGGCCTACATCCAGGAAGTGCTCGCCGTGCGCCTGGGCCGCATCACCAACACCCACTTCACCGTGGGCACTGGAACCGGCCAGCCGCGTGGTGTCGTCACCGGTGCAGCGCTCGGCAAGACCGGGTTGACTGGCCAGACGCTGACCGTCATCTATGACGACCTGGTCGACCTCGAGCACAGCGTCAACCGCGCGTACCGTGCGGGCCCAGGCGTCGGCTACATGATGGCCGACAGCTCCCTCAAGGTGCTGCGCAAGGTGAAGGATGGGAACCAGCGTCCCGTCTTCGTGCCTGGCTACGAAAACAGCAACCCCGGCGGCGCGCCCGACACCCTGCTCGGTCGTCCGATCACGATCAACGACGACGTGGCTGCCATGGCTGCGAACGCGAAGTCGATCCTGTTCGGCGCGTTCAAGAAGTACGTGATCCGCAACGTGATGGACCTGACGCTGTTCCGCATGACCGACAGCGCGTTCACGCTGAACGGGCAGGTCGGCTTCGTCGCCTTCCAACGCCTGGGCGGGAACCTGATCGATGCCGGCGGCGCGATCAAGTATTACGCGAACTCGGCCACCTGACGCCACCGCGCAGTTGTCTCCGGCGGCCCGACAAGGGCTCGCCTTTGGCGGGAGTGCAGACACCTGTGCTCCCGCCCTTCTACCC